GTGCCAGCAGCGTAGACGCCCCCCCTATGCCACAACGCATGCCCGCCTATCGGCCGCCTCGCCTTGCGTTGCACAGCCGACGCAGGGACGAGAGCACGAGGGGCAACGCATACCAGCGTGGGTACACAGACAAGGCACACAGGGCCTGGAGGCTGGCTGTATTAACACGGGCCGCCTGGGCCTGTGCCTCCTGCGGTCGCGTGTGTGGCGACAAGAGAGAAGCACACGCAGACCACGTCGTGCCAGTGAGCGAAGGTGGTGCCAGATACGACGTGGCAAATGGGCAGTGCCTGTGCGTGCGTTGCCACGGAAAAAAGACGCGAGCCGAGCAAAATTGCCGAGCCGCGCGAGCCGAAACGCAGCCAGCCGACCGGCCGGAGCCGGCGACGGCGCGACGGCAGGGTGGGTCGAATCACCCCAACTTTGCCGAATAAAAACCCCGGTCGTTTCCTCTGCGTGAGCGCCCGCAAGTTTCAGTGAGGTTTTTCCGTGGGTAAGCGTGGTCCGCCGCCGGCCCCTGCCGCCGTCAAACGCATGCTGGGCAATCCCGGCAAGCGCAAGATTCGGCCCGACCTCCCGTCCCCCCCCGGCGCGCCGCCGATGCCAAAGCGGTTGATGGTGGAGCCGGTCGCAGTGGAGAAGTGGAACGAGCTCACGCCGATCCTGCTGACTCTCGGCACGCTGACGCAGGCCGATGGCGAAGCGTTGGCCACTTTGTGCGAGGTGTACGCTGCTACGCAGGCGTGCCTGCTCGAGCTGCGAGCCACCGGGCCGGTGATGCGGACAGACTTAGGTGGCGTGAAACCGAATCCGGCAGGCCCGTTATATCGCAGTTTAGTGGCGCTCCAGGCGTCGTTAATGGGCGAGTTTGGCCTGACCCCGAGCAGTAGGACACGGCTAGGTGGCAAGGAAGAAAAGCCAACCGACGAAGTCGAAGAGTTCTTCAAGCTCCACGGTGCCTGACCTCTGCAAAGAGGGCCAGGCCAAGTACGAGCGGGTGGTGCATTTCTTCGAGAAGATCCTGCGCCACAGCAAGGGGCAGAACGCCGGCAAGCCGTTCACGCTCCTGCCGTGGCAGCATCACGTCATGCGTGAGCTGTTCGGCCGGCTGAACCCAGACGGCACGCGGCAGCATCGCGTTGGCTACATCGAGCTGCCCAAGAAGCAAGGCAAGAGCACAACACTCGCCGGCATCGCTCTCTACATGACGGCGTTCGACTCCGAGCCTGGTGCCGAGGTTTACGGTGCGGCCTGCGATCGGGAGCAGGCAGGCATCATCTACCGCGAAGCCGCGTCGATGGTGCGGGCTTCGCCTGCGTTGTCTCGGCATCTTGAGGTGATCGACAGCCGCAAGACGATCGTGCACAAGGCAAGCAATTCGTTCTACAGGGTACTTTCTGCCGACGCCTTCAGAGCGGAAGGGCTAAATATTCACGCCCTCCTGTTCGACGAACTGGGTTGAGCCCCTCGGGCTTCGGCTCGGGGGGCTCAACCCGGACAAGCCTGCACGCTCAAAGAGATCGCCGCCTGTGGGACGCTCTCCGCTACGGCGGCGCGGCTAGGCGATCGCCGCTCATTCTCTCGATCACCACGGCGGGCTACGACCGCAAGTCGATCTGCTGGGAGCAGCACGCATACGCCGAGCGGTGCATCGCCGATCCCGGCGTGGACCCGGCCTTCTTCGGGTGCATCTACGCAGCCTCGCCCGAGGACGATTGGAAGGACTCCAAGACGTGGCACAAGGCCAACCCGTCGCTGGGCGAGACGATCACGGTGGAGTCATTTGCCGCCGATGCACGAGAGGCCGAGCAGTCGCCGTCGAAGCTTAATAGCTTTTTGCGATACAGGCTCAATGTCTGGACCACCCAAGACGTTCGCTGGTTGTCTCCAGATAACTGGGCGAAGTGCGGCAAGCCGCTGGCCGGCGACCTCGAGCACCGGGAGTGGTTCGCGGGCCTCGACCTTGCAACCACGTACGACCTTTCCGCATTCGTGCTCGTGAGCCAGGCGGACGATGGCACGTTCGACGTGCTGCCCTACTTCTGGGTGCCGCAGCAGAACGCAGCCGAGCGGGCACAGCGCGACAAGATCGACTACCTCGGCTGGATTCGTGACGGCTATATCCGGGCCACGGATGGCAACGTTACCGACTACGAAGTGATTCGCCGTGACATCGTGGAGCTATCGCAGAAGTTCAACATTCGGCAGGTGGGTATAGATCGCTGGAATGCCACTATGCTCGCCACTGCTCTGCAAGGGGAAGGCGTCAACGTGACAGGCTACGGGCAAGGGTACGGCTCAATGTCGAGCCCGAGCCGCGCCCTCGAAAACTACGTGCTGTCCGAAAGAATCCGCCACGCCAATCACCCTGTGCTGTCGTGGATGGCTGGCAACGTCGCAGTGCAGACCGACCACCAGGGCAACATCAAGCCGAGCAAGGCTAAGTCAACCGAACGCATTGACGGCATCGTGTCGCTGGTTATGGCACTCGGGCTTCACGCAGCGGCAACCACAAAGCCAGCCGAACAATCTTGGGACATCCTGAGCATATGAGCGAACACGCCGCCGCCGACTTCAAGATGTTCGACCTTCGCGGCATCGACTGGCCCGAGGTGTCGCCGTCTCGGACGCCTTCTGGCATCCGCGTGAACGCCGACAACTCGATGGCGTGCTCGGCCTACACGGCCTGCATTCGCGTCATATCGGATGCGGTTTCAGCTCTGCCGCTCCACGTCTACGAGCGGATGGCGAACGGCGGCAAGGCCAAGGCCACGAGCCACCCGGTCTACCGCTTGCTGCACCAGCAGCCCAACCCGTGGCAAACGGCCCAAGAGTTCCGGGATTGGATGACGGGCATGTACTTGCACTACGGTGCGAGCTACGCCGAAATCCGCCCAGGTGCTCGAGGTGCCGTGTCGGAGCTGTGGCCGCTGCACAGTTCCCGCATGGAAGTCGATCGGCTCTCTGACGGCACGCTGCGGTATCGGTATCGTGAGCCGAGTGGGCGGGAGACGATCTATCCCCAAGAGCAGATTTTCGCCCTGCGGTTCACGACCGAGGACGGCATCAAGGCAATCCCGACATATAAGATTTTCCAGAACGCCATCGGTCTGGCCCAAGCGTTGGAGGCTCACGGGTCCACCTACTTCGGCAACGGTGCCCGGCCCGGCATCGTGCTGGAGTCAGAGAACCCGATTCCCGTGGAGGCTGCCGAGCGTCTGCGTGAGCAGTGGGAGCGGATGCACCGGGGCGCTGATCGGGCGTTCCGCACGGCGGTCCTGCCGAACGGCGTGAAGGCTCACGAGCTCAGCGGCAGCAACGAGGCGGCCCAGTTCTTGGAAACGCGGCAGTACCAGGTCATTGAGATCTGCCGGGCGTTCCGCGTGCCGCCCCACATGATCCAAGACCTGACCCGCAGTACGTACAGCAACATCGAGGTGCAGGGCACGGAGTTCGTGCAGCACTGCCTGCTGCCGCACCTGAAGAGATGGGAAGCAGCCATCAGCCGCGATCTGATCGTGGACGATGAGCGGTTCTTCGCGGAGCACTCGGTGAGCGGCCTGCTGCGTGGCGACCACGCGAGCCGGTCGGCCTACTACGTCTCTGCCCTTCAGAATGGGTGGATGACCATAAACGAGATCCGCGAGCTCGAGAACCTGAACCCGATCGGGCCGGAAGGCGATCGGCACTTTGTTCAGCTGAACATGACCACGCTGGATCAGATGGGCCAGCAGCCGCCGGCACCGGAGCCGATGCCCGAGCCGCCCGCCGAAGTAGAAGACAGCCCGGCTGATGCCGCCGAGGACCAGGCCGAACAGGAGGAGTACACCGATGGAAATTGAACGCCGCTGCCTAACCGTAGACGAGGCACCCGAGTGCGAGCTGCAGATCGAAACACGCTCCAGCGGTCGCGAAGCGATCCGGGGGCTGGCGGTGCCCTACAACCGGCTATCCCTTGACCTTGGTGGCTTTCGGGAGCGAATCCTGCCCGGTGCCTTTGATAAGGTGCTGAACCGCCAGCGGGGCAAGGGCGAGATCCTGAGCTACTACAACCACAACAGCGACATGCTGCTGGGCCGGGAGTCGGCTGGCACGCTCGAGATCATCGCTGACGATCGTGGCATCTCGTATGTCGTGGAGCCGCCGGATACCTCGGCGGGCCGTGACGTTCTCGCTTTGGTGCGTTCTCGGAATCTGCGTGGCAGCTCGTTTGCGTTCACCGTGAGCCAGAAGGGCGAGCGGTTCACAACCGACGAAACTGGCAAGGCGATCCGCGAGGTGGTGGAGGCTTCGGGCTTGTACGAAGTCGGCCCCGTCAACGTCCCGGCCTACGGCAGCGCCACGTCTGCGGTTGTGGCCCAACGCTCGTACGAGGCGTGGCTGGCATCGCAGGCCGCAGCAGTCGAGGCAGATGCGGATGCCGAACCAGAAATGAAGAAGGCCATGCGTTCGCTGGTCCGTGACGCAGCTGCTGCGTGGGCTCTGAGGTTGCGACGTGTCTGAAGCACGCTGCACTTGCGGCGAGAAACTCCGGTGCCGCTCCAGCCGTCCATGTGGCGACGAACGGCAGCGGTATCTGCGTTGCCCAAGGTGCGGGGCTCGCGCGGTGGCATTTGTGAAAACAACACTTTCCGAAGTGCGGTTCTGCAAGAGGCCCGCCCGCTAGTGCGACTGTGAACCCTACGGCAATACCGCCGCAGGAGTCTCACCGAACATGGACAATCTCAAGCGCCTTCAGGACGAAGCGGCAACCCTTGCCAACCGGATCGACGCCGTGCGCGCGATCGAGGCAGAAGACACGACCGCCCGCGATGTCGAGCTCATCGACCTCAACAAGCGTGCCGACGAACTGACCGCCAAGATCGACTTTGAAAAGAAGGTGGTCGAGTCGGCCAAGAATCTCCGCAGCGTGGTCGAGCGTTGCTCGCCGGCTCCCGAGGTGAAGGAAGAGCGGAGTGAGAAGGTCCGCGTCGAGGCGGTTCCGTTCTCGGGCCGGCTCCGTGCGTTTGAGAACGCGAAGGACGCCTACTCGGTCGGCATGTGGTTCAAGGCCAAGGGCGGTGACGCCGAGGCCAAGCGGTGGTGCCAAGACCACGGCGTTGAGGCTCGTGCCCAGGGTTCGACCGGTTCCACGACCGGTGCGGCCTTCGTGCCTGACGTGCTCTCCTCGACCGTCATCCGCCTGGTCGATCAGTATTCCGCCTTCGCTCAGAACGCCACCAACGTGGTGATGCCGAGCGACGTGCTCCTGTTCCCGCGTCGGACTGCCGGTGCGACGGCCTACTGGATCGACGAGAACTCGGCCATCACTGCCAGCGATCCCACCAGCAACCAGGTGACGCTGACGGCGAAGAAGGTGACGGGTGCGGTGGTCATCGCGTCGGAGCTCCTGCAGGACTCCATCGTGTCGATCGCCGACTGGATCGCTGCCGAGCTCGCCCTGACGCTCAGCAACGCCGTGGAAGCGGCTGCGTGGTCCGGCAACCCGAGCAACGCCCCTGGCGTGGCCGGTCTTGTGACGAGCCACACGGGTGGCCTTCTCGCTGGCTCGGCTGCCACCTACGCCGCGTCGCTTGTGACGGCTGCCGGTGACACGCCCGACGAGGTGACGAAGGCCAACCTTCTGGCGATGATGGCTGCGGTTCCGCAGCACTCGCGTCAGGGTGCCAAGTGGTTCTGCTCGCCGTTCTTCTTCGCTACCTGCATGCAGAATCTCGACCTCGCCCAGGGCGGGTCGGTGGGTCTCTCGCAGGGCATGGGTCCGACGTTCCTCGGCTCGGAAGTGGTCC